TCGCGGTGCCGGCTTCTGCTTCAGCTTGAGAGATGGTGGTGGCGGTCCATTCGCGGGCGTCGCTCAGCCGGGCATCGCTCAGCCCCACATAGGCCGCGTCACCCTCGGCGGCGGTCAGGTAGCCGGGGTGGGGGTCTGCAGCCGCCTCATGCGCTCCGATTGCCGCCGCCACCTCCGAGTCCCTAGCGATGCCTGCAGGGATGTCCGAATCGCTCAGCGCCGTGGCCGATTGCCGGTATCGGCCGTCGCCCTCCGCCTGGGTCAGGTACTGAGAGTGCGGGTCTGCTGCTGCTACGTGAGCGGTAACCGCACTGCTGATCGCCGCGCCGGCCAGGTTAGCAATATCTTGGGTGGTGGCGTCCTTCGTCGCCCCAGCCTGATCCATCGGCACCCGCTCAGTTCCATCGAGCGGGGTCGTGGCGTTCGGCAGGCCTGTGATCGTGGTTTCAGCCATGCCTACAGAATGCGGAGTTGCTTGTTATCCAGAGTCGTGATCCGCAGGCCGCTCAGCGTCACCAGGTAGGTGGCCACGGCCTCAATCTTCTCCAGCACCATGACGCAGAACCGGCCATCGGCCAGCTTCAGCGGTTCGTGCTGCAGCTTGTACGTCAATCCCTCGTGCTGCACCTGGTCGCCATACTGCAACTCGCCGAACTGATCAGTCCTGGCGGTGATCGCATAGTCCACCGTCACCACCTGATCATTCATGATGATCTGGCTAGCGCGGTCCATAATCCCCAAACCAACAACGGCCCCAGCAGTGACGCTGGAGCCGAAGTCAGCCAGCAGGAAATCATCGGGGATTTCCTGGATCATGGTCAGACCGCGTAACGGGCACCGCCGACTGCTACGCAGGTGACGGTAGCGGAGAAGCTGCCGGTTTCATCGGTGAAGGCCAGCCGCACAAACTTGCCCACCTGGTCGCGGGGGATCGACAGTTTCTGCAGTGCAGCAGTGCTGCCCAGATCGGTAAAGACGCCGCCGGCCACGTCTGCAGCATCGCTGCCGTCAGAGGCATTGCCGGATTGCACCTTCACCTTGATCGCGGTGCTGGAGGCGCTGGCGGCGGCATACAGCAGCAGCAGCAGATCGCCGTCAACGCTGCTCACGTCAACCGCAGTAGTGTTGCCCGCGGCGTCGCGGGTGGCAGGAGCCAGGATGGTGAATGCCTGGAGTTGCTCCAGGTTTCTGAGTTCAATGGCCATTGATCAATCCTCCGGGGTGGGGGTGAATACGGGACGCCCACGCTTTGTGGGCACTTCGCCAGCAGGCATGGCCAGTTCCTCGTCAGAGGCTGTTTCCATGGCAACCGCCGAGTTCTTTGCAGAGCGCCGCAGCTTGGGTGGACAGGCCGGGGCGGGCTCAAGTTCGGGCTCTGGCGCAATCGACGCCATGCCCAGCGCCAGCAGCTCGTTAGCTGGGCCTTGAGGAAGGTCAGCCACCTCACCCATAGCGAGGTGGCGACCGTCTGCTCTGCAGTTCGAGAGAATCTGCAGCCTCATAATCAGGTGCCCAGAGCGAAGGACTGCGGGCGGCGCACCGCCACGTCGAAGTCCTGGTGGACATTCAGGATCGTCTGGCCAGATGCCGCCTGGGTTACCTGATCCACGATTAGATCGAGCCCAGACCACATGCCCACCACACAATCGGCAAAATTACCGAAGAGTACATCGTTGAGCTGCATCTGGTTGCTCACCGTCACTGGATAGCCGTTCACCTGACCGGCGTCGGTCATGATGTAGTCGGAGCCGGCAGCAGAAGCCCGGAGGGTCTGCTTCAGAGCGCCCTTCACCACGCTATTCATGATGTAGCGCATTGAACCGTCGTCGAGGTTGTCGATCGCCAGTTCGGTTTCCAGATCCACGTAGTTGTCCCACTCGCCGCAAACCAGGCTGGTAGGAGCGCCGCCCAGGCTGACGGGGAACGGCTTGGTTTTGCCGTTGGTTAGCGTCACCGAGCCGATGCCGGTGGTGTTGATGATGCCCAGCGGCTGGCCGTTGGACCCGGTGCCGTAGCCGATGGTGGAATCCATGCCCAAGGCAACGGACTCGGCCATGTCAAGGCGCACCAAGTTGTCAATATCGGGCGAGCTTTGGAGCATCATCCGCCGGCTGATGGGCACGCGCACCCCGATGGTGCGGGGGATCATGTTCACCAAGCCGAACGTCAGCTTGCTGTTGGGCACGTCAGCGTTCTCGCCGACGAAGTAGTACTGGCTGGAGCTGAGCTTCTTGGGGATTTCGACGTTGCCCTCCAGGCCGGAGAGCATGGTCAGGCCGCTGTTCAGGAAGGCGCTGCGGTTGCGGATCAGGTCAATGAACTGCGCATCCAGCCGGTCAGTGCCGACCAGTGCACCACCATCGCCGAAGGTGCCTACCACCTGGCCAGGGGTCTGAGCAGCGCGGGAAACACCCAGCACCTCCCAAGGGATCAACACGCCGCGAGCGCTCTTATTGAGCGTCCTGGCCTGCAGATCCGCAGCGGCTCGGGCTACCTCCAGCTCAAAGCCAGCGGCATCAGCGAGCCTGGCGTTAGTTGGCTCCGTCATGTGAAGGAGCAGTCGGCACAGGCTGAAGCGTTTGATTTCACGCTTGCTCAGGCCCAGCTCAGCGCCGCCGGCATCGTGCACGCGGCCTTGGAACTCGACCTTGCGCATGCCGATCTGTTCCATCACCACCGCACGGGCGGCATCAATGGAAGCGTCGTCGTTGATGAGTTTCTCGGCCAGCTCGGAAAGCTGGAACTGGTCGCACATGCCGCGGATGGAAGCAACACGCTCGCGCTCGGCGCGCCGAGCGTCCTGCTGCACCTCCGCCACGTTGATCTCGGTGGTCATTGGTTGTTCGTCAGGTGAATCAGTCCGCTCGGCGGTCTGCACTGTCAGACTACGGAGGGGCTCAGGTTGCGGTTCTGCAGTGGCAACGGCCACAGGTTCGGGCTCGGGTGCTGACGGGGCGGGCTCAGGCTCCACGGCTACCGGCTCGTCCATGGCGCGGCCCAGGCCTACGGTTTGGTCAGCGGGGACGCTGACGCTGGAGACCTCCAGCACGTTCCATTCGGTCACGTAGAAGCCGTCGGCGCGTTCGTCGATCTTGTTGATCTCGTACGCGAACGAGACATTGCGCACGATGCCAGCTTCCACATCCTGCCGGCGCTTGTATTCCTCGCTGCCCTTCTCCAGGGTGTTGGGCGACCAGCGGACGGTGGAGTAGAGGCGCCGATCGTCGCCGAGCCAGGCCTTTTCCGCGACGCCCAGCACCACGTCCCGGTTGTGGTTCCACAGATAGACGCCGCCGTCGTTCATCCGGCCCAGGTCTACGGATCCTTCCTCGTGCACCAGGATCTCGCGGCCAAACCAGCGCTCAACAGGCGCTTCAGAGCTGAAGCTGAAGGTCAGCGTTTCGTCGGTCTTCTCTTCGACGCGGAGGCCCATCGGCAGCTCTCGCCGCTGAGGGCCTTTGAGTTTCGTGAGATCCAAAGCCGGATAGTCGCTGGCCTCAGGCTACGGATGGCTGGGGCTGAGCTTCCGCATCCTCAGCATCCTCCCCGTCGTCGTCGAGGTCTTCCGTCTCAGGCTCAGGGGTGGGTGGTACCGCCGCTGGCTCAGACGGCTGCTCCACGGTCGGCATCAGGCCCAGTGACTCCTTCAGTTCGTTTTCCATGGCGATCTGAGCCATCACCTGCTCAAACTGCTCACCGCTGTATTCAGTGATCAATTCGCTGTGAGATTTGAGTAGCATTGCCTTGGCTTTTTCCATGGCGGAAACATCCTTAACTGGGTCCACCCAGTCCCATGATCTAGCCTGCCAGCGCGGAGCGTTATACCTTTCTGGCCTGGTCCAATAATCGGAGAATGCAGGCGAAGGCAATTCGCCCGCCAGCATCGCAGCGCGTAGCCACTCTTCAAATACGCGCTGGTGAAACACCTCAATGATTGCGCTCTGCACCACCCGCCAGTGGTCGCGATCCTCCAGCACGCTGGTGCGCATGCTGCTGTAGTTTGTGTCGCCGAAATCCTTGCTAATGGTCGCGTAACTACACCCGAACCCAGCCGCAAACCGCCTCGTAAGGTTTTTTACTACATGACTGTACTGGCCGTCGTCAGGCCCGAAGTTCGGCGGCACCGGAACCTCGCCGGCCTCAAGGATATTGTAGGCGCCGGGCTCAGTGTTGAATAGCCGCTGACCGTTCTCCACCGCATCACCGGTCAGCCCGGCATCGGGCGTCTGAATCCACCCCAGCGATGCCGCCTGGACGCGCTTCCGTACCAGGTGAGCCTTTTCGTATTCAGAAAGCCCATGGACAGTTGTGATCACCGACGCCAACCACGGCACGCCCCGGTTCTGGCCAATCCGCTCCGGCATGTAGACGTGAATCATGTCGGCGGCCGGCACCAACACGTGCTTTTCCTGTGCACCGCGGCG